GCAGTATTGATATCATTGGCTGCTGTTATACCCGGTGTAACTCCCGGTGATGGTAATACTAATACTAAAGCCATGGTCTATCCCTCTAACTTCTTCAGTCGTTTTTCTAAGTCGATTATTCTTCTGCTTAAAGATAATATTATACTCTCCAACTGACCTTGTATATAATTTATATCCTCGTTATCTGAGTCTATCCGCGAGTAGGTTTCATTAGCCATTAGACGAAGTACCAATCATTTGGATATTTAGTAAAGTTAACATCGGTCACACGGAACGGTGTTCCCGCATCTCTCTCTATTGCTACATCTCCGATTCGCACTCTCATCAGCTCCTTGTCCCGCATAAGAGTCTCTACATTGGACTCTTCTTTTTCAAGACATTTAATCGCTGCATCTATTACTGCGTACTCTTCCCAACCCTCACACAGGTAATGCATAACTGTATCTAAAGAAGGATTAAAGGAAGGCATGAGTGGCGTTCCTCCCGATGGCAGCATTTGGAAGTTTTGTGAGGTGTGCATGGTCACCACAAGAGTATTAGTGGGTACATCAACACTCTCTATAGTTCCTACTGATTGAGGAGCGCTTGTCGCGGGAACATTGTTTTGAACGTATGCGGGAAGACCAAGATCTCTCCTGTTATCGAAATAAGTGCTTACTAGGGCAATGCCCGCAGGAGCCATCGTTATGACGGTTCCATCCGCTGACACAGCAGCGATATTCCCAAATGCTGCTCCACCAAGATAATCTGTATTAAGTATGAATGGCTCTAGATTGTGCTTACACGGAATGTACCATATCTTTATAGGGGTGTTGGCTACATCATTGGTGAACTTAATGCGGTCACCAACAAAGCAATACTTGGTGTTGTAGGCTAAGACAGTGCTTGGGAGATACTCAAGCATATCGCGCTCACCGAACATGAATCTCGACATGGCAATTAATCTACCACCAACATCAATAGAGATTCCCTCTAACTTCATGAAGTCATCAATACCAAAGTTAGACTGCCCCGGAACTGTGCGAATAAAATACTCTCCGCTTCCATCAAGAGTAGTGTCCACCTCATTCATTACATAGTGTTGGTAACTCGTAACGAAGAGATCGTACAACTCAGTTAGAGAGTCATTAAGATATTTGTATATCTCAGTATCGGTAACGAACTGAGTATTCTCCATATCCGCTCTGCGGCGAACACGGGTTGTCATCGACAAGAGAGTAGCACTGTTTGCCATAATCGCTCCGACTACGAAGTGCTGTTATGTATCCTAATAAAATCCGATAATGAATTTTCTAATCTCTCAGCATCTCCGTTTTTTAGTGCTTCAATTACCGCATAGGTAGCAGCATTAGGAGCAGAACTTTTCTTGGGCCTTGGAGTATCCGTTTTAACCCGTTGAAGAATGGCTTTCGCCATCTTTTCTCTATCAGTCATAACACACCACTTGCGTGAAAGGAGAGGGACACGAATGCCCCTCCCATAAATTATAAATCAGTTACCATTATAGTAAAATTTAATTGATCGGGAGCTGCCCATGCAGATGCTGCCCCATCGCCCTTTTGGAAAGAAATGCTTCCATCGACAGCAAGGCTGTCATTACGAATGCTACTCGTTTCTCCAACATTGGCAATAGCCGCAGGACTGTAATCATGTAGAATACAAAGACCCTGACGTATTGCACCACCAATTAAAGTAATGGTCAAATCATTTCCGGCAACTACAGAAGACCATCCATTTCCCCTACCTGTCGCAGCACCGGGAGCCGCACCTGATATTTGTCGCATTGGGTGAGCGGGGCTTCCCGAAATTCCCGCTAATTCACTTGAAAGTACACCTGCCATTTTCTTATCTCCTTAAATTAATTAGTCGCATTGGATACCATTATAGTAAAATCAACACGATCTGTGTCCACTAGGTCTATATCACCCGGTATAGTATCATTGCCAAGAGCTAAGTCTATAGTTCCATCTACGGCAAGATTATTCTGAGTAACCCTGATGGTTGTACCATACCTAGCAGCTACAGTAGTATTTGAATGTCTCGCCAATACAACTATGGTTTCAAGAGCTGCCCCTCGATCCAAAGTAATCCTGATACCCTCCACAGGAAGATTCCCCGGAGGGCCATCATCACCCGTTGGCACAGAAGCAACAGTAAATCCTGATCCCGTAAGGACGGGTGATACCATAGGAACTGCATCAGGTGTAATACTACCTGATGTCTGAGTCATAGGATGACCAAGACTTCCCGATACACCTGCCAATTCTTTTGATTCAACACCTGCCATTTTTATCTCCATTCTCCTGAGAGGGGTATAAGACCCCCCTCAGTGTAAGAATTATGCCAAAGGACATCTACCATTCCAACCCGGTGCTTTGCACGAGAGTTGAGCATAGTAACCAATCCGGGCCTCAATAGCATCAGCATCTGTAACACGAAGCAAGCGATTGCCATCGTGACTCAAGATGCGTGGGCATTGACCCAAACTGTTCAGACTCCAAGTATCAAGCTGCAATAAAAAGGCAGTTTGTGGTGGACAATCAGCATCAGGAATGACCGTGATCGATCCATATGGAGCATTAATCTCCAATCCCTGAAATCCGATAGTACCCTTATCAGCGGGGCCTTCCCCATCTGATTTTGTATACCTAATACGGTTAGCGGTGACACCAATTTCTTGAACAAGTAATGAGAAATCATCAAAACTCATAAAACAGTAGTCAGGTCTTCCACCCTCTCTACCGATAAGAGATGCCGTTGCAATAAGTGTCTGTTCAATAGTAGCATTGAACACACCTCTAATTCCCGCTAAACGAGTAGAGTCAACACTTCGGTCTACACCAAAGAAGTTGTCACCCAATACAGGGGCCACCGCAGGTATCCACGCCTCAAGACCACTGACCTTAAGGTTTCGGTCACCAACAACACAAAACTGAGTCGCAGGAGGACCAAGAACAGGAACGCCCGCTCCACCTACTTGGGTACACGTAAAACCCGGAGTTGCTCCCCCACGTTGAACGGCAGTAATAAGCAACTGCATGGTTGGTACAGCCACATTATCCTGAAGAAGCATTCCTACTTCTACACCTGTGATTTGTTCTGCATTAGCAGCAGAAGAGTTAAGCTGAAATTGTCCCGGAGCGGGTACAGCTATAGCACCTGCTGTTAAGTCAAACATCACACCACTTCCATTGCGGTACAGAGCATGACATAGAGATCTACTAATAGCACTCATTGCACCATCAATCTCTGCAGTCGCTGCTTGCATAAATGCGTTGGAATCACCCTTCGACGCATCCAAAGTTTCACCATCAACACGGGCAATCGAGTAGTCTCGATCTCGTGTCAGCAAAAAACTCTGAATTTGAGAAGGTTGGTATTGGTTAGGCCCTAAGACCGCACCTGTCTTTTGCGCTGCCGTAAAGGTAGCACTTCTGTTCTGTGGGTTGGCACTCATTACCGGGACGGGCATAACCCGGCCACCCATTTTAGTATATTTAGGTAACAGTGCTAGGAGTGGTCTATTCTTATAGACTAAATCCGTAACCTGTTGCCCGTGATAATGCTCTTTTAACGCTTCTTCAAAGCTGACAAGATCTAAATCTCCCGCCGGAGAAGCAAACATATTGACGTGAGCATATACTTGAGCCATGTTCGTTTCCTTTCAGTTTTATCCCCACCGCAACTTGGCCGCAGACCTATCAATGGACTCCTGCCTAGTCATCGGTACATCGTCCACGTAACGTGGAGCTTGGGTTCCGATATCATTAGTTAATGTTTTCTGCCTACTGTCTCGCGGCACAGGGGTTCTTCGGCTTTCGCCTACCCTCGCTAGTCCTAACTTCTCTAACATCCGATCAGAGGATACATATCTTTTCGCCTCTGCCTCATAAAACTCTTGGACAGCTTCACACGCTACTTTCTTTTCCATCACGTTGCCTGTCTCACTATAGTGTTGTCCAATCACACTAAGTACGACATCTTCGGCATCGGCACTTTTCAGTATATCAAAATCTTCTTCATTAGTATCTATGAAATCGCGCACTTCTACAAGTGCTTTTTCATATGCTTCTTTAGCTTCCATTTCTTGATGATGAGTTGCTCTTTTATCCGAAACTTCTTCCTGACCCTTTATCTGACCCTCCAAGTTTTCGATCTTACTCATAATATCAGCTTTATAAGTATCTTCAGGAGACTGACTAAGACTGTTTAGGTGATGGTCAGTATATTTATCGTACGTTAGACCCATAGACTCTGCAAATGCAATGGGGTCTTTCTCTACGGTATCTAGCTTACCTTTGAGTTCATCCAATGACCCCTCTTTGGCCTGAAGAGACTCTTCCATTTTTTTAAGACTAGCCTCTTTTTCCGCAAGATCTGCTGCTTGTCGGCTTGCATCAAAGACATTGGGTTCTTCTGCTTCTTCATTTTCTTGCTGCATTGCTTGTGTATTTTCTTCAGTCATCATTTTTCCTTTCAATTATGATGGTAATTCTTGTCCCGGCATCTCTGCCAATTCAGACATCACTCCGGATGGTTCTGCTTGTGGTGGAGCGTTGGCTGCTTGGGCCTGAGCCTGTAGTTGGGCCGCTTGCATTTGCTGCGCCATCATTTGCTGCTGTTGGGCTTGCATGGCTTCGTTCATCAATGAACTAGAATCAGCAACAAAACGCCTCATTAGTCCCAAACGATCTTCATCTACCCCATCTAGTCTCGCCCGAATATAGGCTTGATTCATTTTCTTCATAGAAAGAGCCAAATTACTAAATGGCTCCGGGGCAATGTACACACCCTTCTCGATTATAGTTTCAATAATCATATCTATTTCTTCCACTGCAGCGTTCTCCAAACTCTGTACAGATTCTATATCAGGAAAATCTAACAAAGCCAACCCGTCCTCTCTTGAAAGAAGACCGGATCTCATCATCTCCTCTACAGTCTGAAGTCTTGCAGCCGGAGTAACAGGGAGTAACGCAGTTGGGTAGATCTGCATGACATATTGGTCTTCAGCTAAGTTAATATCTCTCCACTCGATACTCTCCAAATTATCTTTAGAGAATGCAGTAACGGAAAAATCGCTCCCGCCTTCCTTGGCTATGTCTCTTGCTATATTTACCATCTGCTTCGCTGCGTCCAAATACATTTTCTCATAAGCTCTACCAAAAGCTAGAAATCTCTCGCTTTCAATATCAGAAAACTCTCGCAGCGCTCTGCCGCTCTCAATGCCTGAAGGCTTTCGAGCAGAAGCAGACAACTGACTTACTCCCACAATTTCATAGGCTCTCGAATAAAGCCTATCTAAATGAAGAAACATTTCGGGACTCACCGCATTGGCAGTCTTGTAGATCGGCGGCGTTCCGGCGTACTCTATAACCCCACCAATTTCATTGTTTATATGTCCCTTAGAAACCTTGCTCCCGCGCTCTATAAAGATCTTGGGTATGCTGCAGAGATGTAAAGAGATCTGTATAGTCTTGAGCATCTTGTTTATCTCTATTTGTAATCCTGTAAGCTGCTCCGGTATTCCCTGACCCCAATACCCCATACCCCTGTCGCTCCATCGAAGTGACACGAAGGGGAAGTAGGGTCTATTATATGGTTCATCCAAGAGAGTTACACTATCGATGACTATGCTATGCCTTCCATCCTCAGCAGTCCTAGATGATGGTAAATGCCATGCCTCTATTACTGTTACATGGGTAGCGATGGCCATCGTAGAACTTCCATCTCTCTCCATTGTTGCAGTGAGGATTTCCTTTTCCTTATCGGGATATAGGCCAATAAGAACTTCTCTATTTACCTGCTTCCTCTGAAAGGCTTGTCGGGGAGTACCATAGATCGCTTCAGCATCATCAATAAGAATTTCGTGGGGGAATACCCTCTCTCCCACAATATTCCCATCATTCTCGTAGATCTTCATAAACCCTGTACCAAATATGCAAGCGTCCCGACACACATCTTCACCCACTTCGTATATATCGCTTGCATAGAATAGACCCTGCGTGAACTTATTGAGGAGTTTGGCTTTCCTCTTCATCGAATAGTCTGCCCCGCTTGTCAGGAATAAAGGACGGGGTCTGTTTCTCATAATCTTTGACACGATTGTAGAAACCATTGAATGAACAACATTCAGGGTAAGACGTTGGTCGGCAGTGAAGGAAGTGGAAGGCGCTCTCGCGTATTGATTAGCTGTTAGACCCGCGATGGGTAAGTTTCCATAGAGGCGTAGGTGTCTCAAGTCAGCATATTGTCGGTACTGTTGGTTGTCAGCGATGTACATTGCCGCATCCCAAACATATGAGTAGATATTATCCTCATCCATTTGCCACCAAAAGGTATTGAATTTATCTTTATAGGCCATACTTAATCCTCTCAGCCGGAGTCAGACTCATCATACTTTCCTGATACTGCCCCTCCTCGCGCTGCAGATCCAACCTAGACTGATTTAACTTTTCAGTAAGTATATCTGCCTCAACGGCATTTTTCTGTAACATTAAATCTAAAGATGCATCCTGAATATCCCCAATTCGCTTTTCCTCAGCTTCCTGTTGCTGTGCAGCCATTTTTTCTTGGATCTCTTTTGTTGGCCTAGATGGTTCTACAGTCATTGATGGTAGCGATGGTGTTACTGTCCTAAACTGAAGATCCCTTTCCTCTTCTAGTTTCTTCTTGGCAAGATATGCCTCTTCCCCTACCGATTCGTCCAATCTTGCTTGAGGGTCAGAAGGCTGTAATGTCCTAGACTCAATATCCTTTTCTAACTTCCTCTGCTTATTCGTAGTGATTTTATGATCCAATTTAGAAACTTGACGTGGAGTATCACTAACTTCATCCGGTTCAGTTGCAATGGGTGGAAGAGGTGGTTCTTCTTGGGGTACTAGGGGAACGAGATCTAGTTGTTTTTTACCCTGCTCTTTAGCCTTTTGGTTTCTATACCACTCAGGCCCCTCATCCGCAGGTGCGTCAACCCAACCCTCACCCTCCCAAGTGTCATTCCATGCGGCGCTAACCGTTTTGTTGGAGAACATAGCAGATAATAGATCATGTGCTAATTGAGTATTTTCAGTAGATTCTATGTTGGCAAGAAGCTTCTGAACCGTTTCTAATGCTGCTTGATTGGCTAATGGGTTTTGGTCTGCCATCTATCGTCCTCCCGATGAATAGTATAATAACTCTTCTTCTTCATTAGCATTCAGTTCTCGATCACCTTTAGTGTCTATGAACTTACTCACACCTTCCGCAGGAAGAGAAACAAAATGAGTAAACTTCATGCTAACATCTCCAACAGTAATCTCCTGAACACCATTTGCACGAAGAGTTCTTAGAAACTCATCTAGTTTACCTGTATTATCGGCTAATTCCAATAGTTTGGATGATTTTTTTAATATCATAGTTCCTCCCACCATTCCATTTCTTCTTCTTTTCTTAGGTTTATAATTTCCTTGTCCTCCCACTCGTCCCAATAACTTTTCCAATATTCTTGTGTACCATAGGTTGGATTAAAGGGCAATTCTTCGCTACAATAGTGCTTAGACTCTCTCCATGCATAAAGAAAGGCATCAGACAGATGATTTTCAAACCTCTTATCTTCGGACTTTCGATCCTCCTCCCACTGCAACAATCCCCACTCAGCTGCCAACAGGGTGTTCGGTGGGATTTTGATGAACCCGGAGCGGAGATCAGAGTTAAGAAGTTCAATGTAGCTAAACTTGTCATGTTTCGTTGCGGCGTGGACGGGGAGATTATAACGGATACGGAACTCCTCAGCGATGCTCTTTCCAAGGCCGCCCGTATCCATTACAATTCTGATGAATTCATACTCGTCCATGAGCTGTTGGATCTTCTCGGCGATTACTGCCGGAATCATCCCGGTTTTTTTCATTTCGTAGACAAGATAGAGAGTAGGAAGATACCTATTAAAGGCACAAACAGTAAAGGCACTTGCATCGTTGAATCCCAAATCCACTCCAAGTATGTACTCGAAGTCATAATCAATGGTGGGGAGGGTGTCGTAGATATTTATAGTCTCGTCGAATTTATAAACCAAACTGTCTGTGGATCGAATCCACCTCCCGCACCACTCACGAAGATAAACAGGATGGTCACCGTCCCATCCTCTCCGCTTCATTCGACGCTCTAGCCACTCACCTGCATGGGGTACATGGGGGTTATCTCGAATAGTCCAATGGTGGTTGCTATAATCCCCATGCAGATCGGTTGTCACCCTGTGGAAAATACCTGCACAGGCAGCATTCGGGGTTCCGATAAGACACATCGTCCCATCATGGTCGATTAGTGTAGGCTCCAATACCTCCTCTACAAGCTCATCCATATGAGGCCCAAAGGAAGCGCACTCATCAATGACGATTAGTACAAATGCGCTCCCCCTGAGCTTATCTACGTCTGCTTGGTCATTCGCTGCCGTCAAATATATGACACTCCCGTTGGGGAGATATGCAGTCAACTCTGAGTTATTGAAGTTGATGTTCATACTATACTTGCGGTCTAGCTGCTTCAGCTTAGGCCACATAACGCGCTTGGCGTTGATACGAGTCAAAGCGATATAGGCTGCCTCGCTCTCAGGATTCTCTAAGGCTTGTTTTAAGAGATAAACCGCAGCAGAGTGTGTCTTTCCTGCGCGGCGTGAACACAGGGCAGTCTTGAGCTTGGCAGGGTCACTTATGAAGGCTACTTGCTTGTCGAAACAGTCCTTATAGAACTGAGTAGACCTCTCTGTGGCTTTGAGTGACTTCTCTTGCTGCGGGGGTTCTCCGAATCTCTTGACGTACTCCTTGAGAACCTCCCTAGCCTCTATGGGATTCATGTGGGTTTCTTTAGACATACTTTCCACACTGTTCCACCTATCGTAGTTTTGACCATACAGATAATATCCTTCAGAGCCTTCGGCATCTTTCCCTCTATCTGATTCTTTATGCGGTTAACCTCCTCATCCGTCATGGAGGGTCTACCCGACTTACTATACTCTTCTGCCCGTTTATGGCAGTCCGTTATAACTATACCATTTACCTCGTAGTCCCTGTTTGCACTATCCACACACCACCACCTACTTCTTAAATCTAGATTTGTATCTTTTCTTCAGTTTGTCAATTCGTGTATGGTCAGGTTTGGCCTTGTTTTGCTCATACCTTAATGTTGTGCGGATGGCTCTGTCAGGAATCTTAGAAACAGGTTTGGATGACTTGGCCGGAGCGCTCTCCCCGACTAACATCCTACCCGCACGAGCCACTGCAGCACGTACCTTTTGCTTTGGTTTCTTTTCTTGCTTCTGATAGATAGGGCGCTTCCCTCTTCCGCTACCCCCCGTTTTTCCTGTTGTCTTTGCCACTTTGTTCTCCTATTTGTATTTTTTCTTCTACAGGCATAAAGATTTTCCAATGAATATCTTTAAATTTCTCGAATGGAAGAAGTTTTTCTTTTCGCTTTGGACTGCTTCTTGGTGACTGCTCTCTCTCCTTGTTTTCTTTTTTGGGGTTCATCTTTGGCAGCCTCCTTTTTGAACTCGTCCACCGCAGGTTCATTTACAGTTTCAAAAGAAGTTACATTTTCCAAAGGGACACAGGTACTTTCATGGTTCTTATGGACAATAACTGTTCGATCGTGCAGTTCGATATAGTCAGCGCCCCAACCATTTGGGTCATCTATAGTCGCAAGTCGGGTACTCTTCGCGTGTATGAGTCTTACATTTTCTTTGAATATAACCTTCTTAAGTTTCATTTCTTTTACCTTCTTTCATATAAATATACAGCAAATACGGGTTATAGATAATGTTATTTTCCTCTTTGCTCTTTTTACGCTTATGCTTCATGAAGTGAGTAGTGATGATGTGAGGTGCTTCTCTCCAATTAAATTCATCTAGAAGCATTCCACCTATGCCCATCTTCCTATACTTTTTCTTAACATAGACAAAGTGTAACACAAGTGGGTCATAGATCTCCCCACACACCCACCCATAGATCTTCGTAGGACTTGCTGCGTCACAGGCAACACGCATAACCGAACGTTCGATTAGGCAGTCTATGATCTTGCGGTGCTGTGAATAGTAGACACTGTTCACCACCCCCACGGAGAAGGGACTCTCCCTGTACTGCTTCAGCCAACTGTTGTATATGAGGGGTAGGTCATCCTGTATGGCCTCCCTAATAATAATGTCTAGTTCCTCTTCCAATTTAGACCTTTCTAATTGACAAGATGCTTCAAAGTATATATATAAATATCTATTAGATAAGTAACACGCTAAGGCGGCAGTGAGGTGGGAGTTACTTATTAATTAACTTATCTAACTCCTTGTCACTCATTCTCAATGACTTAACCGCTTTCTGAATACGACTCTTCAATTCCTTATCATCCATCTTATCTACCTCACTCAAACCACGCACCTCACCCTCTATCCGCACCAACCTGTCCAACGAGTTTATCAACCTAGACAAATGCTTGGATTCATTCTCGTCCAAACACTCGACAGACGTACCTATCCTCGATGCCAACTTGGTCATCTCCACATGGAGCAAAGACATGAAGTCAGACACAAGCCCCTGAGAACTTGGCACAACCCTAGTCACCTGCATCTTCTTCTGAGCAGATAACTTGTTGAGCTTTTCCTTTTGAGCTTCTTCCTTATTCAGATTCGGGAGTGGGGTTAGCTGATGTGGCTTTTCCATTGTCCCCCGCTTCCGGTGCAGGTGACCCTGCCTCTAGTTGTGTTACTACACTAAGGGCAATATCTAACCCGTCAATCTGCATATCTACAATAGATAGCTGCTTGGATAGTCTGTCTATCTGATGTGTAAGCGAACCTCGTTGGGTACATAGCTCTTGGTACTTGCCGTTGATGGCTTCCTTGCCTTCACTAGCGTCCTTGCTAGTAGAGTCCACGTTTTCCATACTTTAATCCTCCTGATGATTTACTTGGTTTCTTCTTCTTGCCTTGGCTTGCCTTGATGGCTTTACCTTGGCGTTCTGCTGCTTCTTTAGTTGAGTACTCTTTACCGCTAGAACCCCACTTGTACTTACCTTTAGCTGTTTTATGTACGGGCATCTTTTTAACCTCCAAAAAATAGAACGGTATTATAAAATAGTTGTGTATTTGTGTGTGTGTATTCTAATGGTAGTTGGATTTTTGACGGGGGGGGGTCGGGGTTTCCTTAACGATTTCAACCACTTAGCTAACCCTGCGTTATCATTCATCTTTATAATCCTCAATGATATCAGGCACTTGCTAACCCTTTGATATCATTATACTTAATAATCCTCAATGATAACGGGGGTTTAAGAACCTTAATCATATCAATAACTTGCATAAATGCCCAATAAACCGTTAAATATCGGCTATTTACGCCTATATTAGCTAATAATCTATGTTTTTCAGGGGTTTTGGTGTGAATGATAAGAAGGGGCATTAGCTATCGCCTGTACTTTGCTGTTTTATCTATGCTTTATCTTCTATCCTAAATGATCAACCATTGCAACCCCCTAATTTCCTCAACAATATCAATCACTTAGCTATTTCAAGCTCGATTTACACCCGTTTTGCGCCGCACCCGCCCGCCCGCGCACCCGCCCGCGCACCCGCCCGCACCCGCGCACCCGCACCCGCCCGCGCGCCCGCACGTCACGCGATGCAATGACCATGCCAATGTCAGTACTAGCATGGGGCCTTCTTACCCCACCCATGGGGCTTTTTACCCCACCCTAAATCTTCAATCATATCA